GCCGGAACCGTCCGGCTGGCGCTGCGCCGCTTCGAGGACCAGCTTGCGGTTAAGTCGTGGCGCGCTCATGCCGCCCCCCCGCCCAGCACCCTGACGGTGCGCCAGCGTTCGATCAGCGCCATCACCCCGAAGGGCATCGCCTGGGCGCGGGCGTCGGTCTCGTGCCGGTTCTCGTGGTAAAGGGCGGCCAGCAGGAAGACCGCCTGCGCCAGATCGACCGGCACCTCGACCCAGGCCGGGCCGAAACCGGCGGTAAAGGCAACCTCGACCCTGCCGCCGACCGGAATCCCCGGCAGGCAGCCGCCGGTGGCGATGATCTTCGGCCGCTGGCTGTCGCGTTGCAGCACATAGCGCGCCGGATCGACCGCCACCGCCACCCCGTCGCGGTCAACCATCGTCACCGTGGCAACCGCACTGACCGGCGCCACCGGCAACGGCTGCTCGCCGGGCCGGCGCCAGGCATCCAGCGTCAGAAGATAGTCCCGCGCGATCAGCGCCTTGCCGATCCGGCCCTCGATCGCGGCCATCGCGGCGCGCAGATAGCCCTCGATCAGCACATCCTGCACCCCGTCGTCGGCAAAGCCGGTGCCGAGCCGCAGATGGTCCTTGAAGTCCTGGACCGGCAGCGCCGCGGACGGCACGCTGGTCTGCTCGATCAGCATCATGGCATCACTCCGAAAATTGCGCCCCCCCCCCCTCCGGTCGGAAGGTCGGGCGCGGGCCAGCCCGCATTGCTCGGACGGAGGGAGAGCTAGACAACACGGGGGGCGTTCGGCCCGCGCCCCGGGCCGGGGAGATCCCCCGGCCCGATCCGCCGCGCTTACGCCACGGCGAATTTCAGAAGCTTGATCGCGGCAAAGTCGCTGATGTCGCCGCCGACCCGCTTGGAGGCGTAGAAGAGGACATGCGGCTTGGCCGAGAACGGATCGCGCAGCACCCGCATGTCCGGCCGCTCGGCGATGGTATAGCCGTTGTGGAAATCGCCGAAGGCGATGGCGAAGGCATCCGCGCCGATATCGGGCATGTCCTCGGCCACCAGCACCGGATAGCCCATCAGCCGCGCCGGCTCGCCGGCGGCCAGACCATCCGACCACAGGAAGCGGCCATCGGCATCCTTCATCTTCCTGACCGCGCCCGCGGTTTTCGAGTTCATCACGAAGCTCGCATTGGCGCGGTATTCGGCGTTCAGCGCATAGACCAGGTCGATGATCGCATCGGAGGCGGCGGTCGGCGAAAAGTCCCCCGCCGCACCGGTCGGGATATAGCCCAGCGAGCCCCAGGCCCAGACCCCGTTGTCGATCGTCGAATGGCTCAGGAACCCCTTCGGCTTGTCGATCCCGTCACCCGAGACGAAGGCCTGCGCCTCGGCCCGGCTGAAGCGGTCGGCGATGCGCTCGGCCAGCCAGCCCTCGATGTCGAAGGCGCTGTCATCCAGAAGCCGCTGGCTTGCCTTCGGCATCGCCGACAGCTCGTGCAGCGGGATCGAGATGCGGTCGATCTGCGGCGTCGCGGTCTCGGTCAGCGTGCCGGTCTCGGTCGCCCAGCCCGAGCCGAGGTCGCTGTGATCGACCAGCACGTCGAACGAGGTCGCCTCGACCGCCACCACATTGGCGATGGCGCGGATCGAGGCGGTCGATTTCAGCACCCCGCGGATCCGCTCCGAGGTTTCGGGATCGACCAGAAAGCCGCCCTCGGCATTCACCTGGGTATTCAGCGCCTTGCCCTCCAGCGCCAGCCCCCGAAGCCCGTCATCGTCGCCCGAGCGCAGATAGGCCGCAAAGGCCTTCTTGTGCGGCGCGTCGAAATCGACGGCGGTGGACAGGGCCGGGCGCCCGGCAGCATGAGTTTTGCGATCAAGCATGGTCAGTCGCTCTTCCTGTTGTTGCAGCTTCGATGTCATTTCGTCCTGAAAGCCCTTGAATTCGCCCAGGAACCCCTGAAGCGCGGTCTTCACCTCATGGGCCGGAGCGTCGGACACGCCTTCCCCGGCCCGAGCCTTGGTCTCGGTCTGTCTCATACCCATCACCTCACGTCAGGGGTTGTGTCAGGCGGGGCCGGAACGCCCCGCCAGCTTCCGGCGCGCATCGTCGAAGACCGCCGCCAGCTCGCGCAGGGCGGCATCCGCGGGCGTCTCGCCCTTGGTCCCGACCCGCGCCTCGGAAAGCATCGGAAAGGTCACCAGCGAGACCTCCCAAAGCTCCACCTCGCGAAGCAGCCTCAGGCCCTTCGCGTCCTTTTCCGCCGTCACCGTGCGGTAACCGATCGACAGCCCGTCGATCGCTCCCGCCCCGATCAGCGCCGCCGCCTCGCGGCCCTTGTCGATCTCGGTCAGGATGCGGCCCTTGACGCGCAAGCCGCGCGCGTCCTCGGCGATCTCGTCCCAGACCCCGATCGGTTGCGCCGGATCATGCTGCCACAGCATCTTCACCGCGCGCCCCTCGGCCGCCAGCCGCGCCAGCGAGCGCCGGTAGGCGCCGGCCACCACCACATCGCCACCCTGATCGGCCAGCCCGAACAGCGAGGCATAGCCGCCGATCCGGCAGCCATCGCTCACCGTGATCGCCTCGCCCAGCCGGCAGAACTTGGTCTCCAGCCCGTAGTCGCTTGTCATCATGTGCCTTTTCCTATCTCGGCCCGAATTCGATGATCGACTGCACCGCCTGGCTCAGCATCACGCCGACGACGCCGAAGACGGTCATCCACAGCCGCTTCTCGACCCCGACGATCATCGCCTCGATCCGCTCCAGCCGCTTCTCGACGGTCTCGAACTGCAAGGCCATGATCTTCTCGGTCGCCAGGATGCGGTGCTCATGGGTGCACTCGAACGGCTCCTTCAGATAGCGCGATCCGCCCTGCGCCATGGCTCAGGCCTCGTCGGTCAGCCGCGGCAGGCCAAGGATCGCGCGCTTCTCCGCCTCGCTCAGGAAATCCGCCGCGCCGACCCGCTGCCACTGCTGGTCACGCTCGGCCGCCAGCGCCGGCACCTGATCGAGATCGGGCTTCAGCTCGACCGCCTCGCCAAGGTGGCTCGACAGCCAATAGCCGACCGCCGCCGTCACCCGCGTTGCCAGCGGCAGCACCGTCAGCCGGAAGAAGGCGCGGTTGGCCTCCTGGTAATTGGCATAGGTGGCGTCGCCGGAAATGCCGACCAGCATCGGCGGCACCCCGAAGGCCACCGCGATCTCGCGCGCCGCTGCCTCCTTGGTCTTCTGGAACTCCATGTCGCTGGGGCTGAAGCCCATCTGCTTCCAGTCGAGCCCGCCCTCCAGCAGCATCGGCCGGCCGGCATTGCGCGCGCCCTGGTGATGGCGCTCCATCTCGCTCACCAGCCGCTCATACTGATCGGCCGAAAGCTGCGCCTGGCCGTCCGCGCCCTTGTAGACGATCGCCCCCGAGGGCCGTGCGGCATTGTCCAGAAGCGCCTTGGACCAGCTCGATGCCGAATTATGGACATCGACCGCCACCGCCGCCGCCTGCATCGGCGACAACCCGTAATGATCATCCTGCGGATGGAAGCTCTTGACATGCAGCACCGGATCGACCGGCCCGGTCATGTCGAAACGGTGCCTGCGCCCGCCGACGCTGTAGTCATAGGCCACCGGCCAGCCATCCGCTCCCGGCACCAGGCTCATCCGGTCCGACCTGAGCACATGCAACTCGGCCGGCATCCCGCCGCCGCCGCCGCCCACCGCCTCCAGATAGCCGTTCCCGCTCAGCAGCAACTGGCCGTAAAGCGCCTCGAACAACTCCGCCCGCCCCTGTCCGGCATTGGGCCGCCGCATCAGCGCGATCAGCGGATGGGTCTCGAATCGCCGCTCGCCGTCCTGACAGACCAGCGGCAGCGCCGCCGCCGCCTCGGCAATCAGCTTGACCGCCCGGAACCCGACCGGATTGCCGGCAAACCCGGTCCTGGTCAGGCTCACCACGTCGCGCGGGCTCCAGGCCACCCGGCCCGACGACCCCCAGGCGACAACCCGCCCGGTGGCCGAGGCCTTCTGCTCCGGCACCGCGCCCTCGGCGCGCCGGAAGATCTTCCATGCCATGGTCATTCTCCTGTTTCAGCCCGCGGGGCGGACCGGCACCGCATCGCGGCACCACGTCCCTTCACCTTGTCCGAAATACCTTCGGGGGGCGGCGCGCCAGCGCCCGGGGGGCAGACAGCCCCCCGCTCCGATCCCCCCCGGGGGGCAGAACCCCCCGCTCTGGCCCGCTCACAGGCTCCTGACCTGCGGCCGGCGCCACTTCGCCGCCGGCTCCACCATCAGGTCGCTCAGCGCCCAGACCAGCGCATCGACCCGGTCGGGCGAGCCGCGGCCCTGATAGCCCTGCACCGTCATCCGGCACATCTGGTCCTCCAGATCATTCAGCCCGCGCAGGTGATGCACCCTTCCCTGCTCGTAAAGTGCCGCCACCGGCTCGGCCCGGGCGGTCTTGCCGCGCGAGGCGCGCACCGCCCGGAACGGCACCACCGGATCGATCTGGCGGACCACGCTCTCGACCAGGTCGCCACCCTGGTTGACCTCGGCCACCAGCCGGTCGGCGCCGTGCCGCTCCATCGCCGAGATCGCCGCCCGCGCCCAGTCGGCCGGCGAGGCCGCCGAGACGCTGGCA